CACAAGTGCCATTTTTAAATGGTAATGATGTGGGATTCTGTTGTTTTTGTGTGATTTTGGGGCACTTATGACTTATTTTCTGCATAACAATACTAACCAATTCAATCAAAATTTTAAAACGCTCTGAGCGGGACTTAAACACACACAACAGTCCAATATTTCTTCAGGATTGACTCCTTAACTTCGCAAAGCTATCTTCAGGTAGACTCCTTAACTTCAGGACCGGTAGAGAAATTTTTGGCGATTTACAAATAACATTTCGGTTTCATGTGCTGTACCCTAGGACTTTCCCGGGCCTCGGCAAGTAAACAAAGAGGTGTCTGGAGTCACCCACAACTCCACACAAATCGTGCTGACCAGTGGTCCTACATTGCATGTCAAGCATGCCCTCGGTGTTAGTCAGGCGCTTTGTGGCTTTACGGTATAAATGACAATTCTCTTCATATCTTCAACATGAAATTAGTTGTTACCCTAGCATGACTTTGTAAATTGTTAATGCTTTTGTAATTTTGTATTTTGTTTAATGATATGTGTTGGAGAAATCAAATGAAATGACCAACCAATCCAAGCTTGTCAACTGTTTGACAATCTGCTACACAAGTCATAAATGGCTCATGCAGGAAGTTTCCTGTCACAATGGAAAGCTAAGAGAAAACTCAAGGCCTTAACCATCCAACTAAAAATGATAACGCTCCACAAATCTTTGCATAGAAAATTCTAAACAATGACTTGCTTTGCGCATGTCTTAATGTTGTTTCTGCAACATTAAGTCGCCTCAACGCATCGGCTGTGGCATTTTCAGCTCGTAAACGAGCATTATCACTGGCAGTTTCACCTGCCCGAGCAGTGGTCAATTCATCCTCAAGATGTTCCACACGACTTGTCAATTCAACAATACGTTGTGGTAATTCTACTGTAGCAGCAGACACTTGATTTAGAATTTGGGCAACTTGACCCGTGATAGCAACCCGATCAGTTACACCACGAGAAATGCACCCATTACCAATACCCTTAGTGATGTCATCAACAAGATCGCTGTTGAGGGAAGGAATCCTCAATGACTCACTCGTTGATGTCTCATTAAGAAAAGCATGAAATGCGTCTCTTTCATCCGTGTCTAAAATTGAAAATTCTTTCACCTCCCGTGCTTGTCTAAGGGGATGATTTTGAATACAATTCTTATACGCGCTCTTGCTTTTGATAGAAGCAATAACATCATCAAGAGTTGCATCCAGAGTAGAACTCCCACGCGGGCAAGTATAATCAAGAATCTTTCTTAGCATAGATTCTTCACCACTACGTAACCTACGTGACATTTTATAAATGACACTAGTGACAAAAGGAGTCATGTTGGATGTCCAATCAGGAATACTATTTTGAAGGCCCAATAAGACATTCAAACAAAATTCCTGACCAACACAAATCAATTTGTTATTTCTAAACCACTCAATCCAATTAGCCAAACACTGTTGAACAATACGTGTGTTTGAGCCTTGATTTGGAAACTGAGGTGTGGTTAGGGTCCTGGCATATTCAGCAAAAACAGCATTGCTAGGAATATTGCTAACCACAGGTGTAGAAATCCAACCTAAAACTGCCAACCTCCTTGCAAGCACTACTGAAGCTTGATGAGGAGTAAAGCCTGTTGGAGAGGCAGCAGCTTGACCAAAACCTAAAGACTCCCATGATATAAGGAGATGTACTGTGGGCGATTGAGGCACACAGACACCTCTCCTATTAGGGAGAATTGAAACCTTGTCACCAAAGACTTGCTCTAGTGTTAACGATGATCTTATAACTTGTTCCGTCGCTGAAACTTGTGTGAGGTTACTCATTGTGTCAAAAGTTACGTGCGTCAAGACAGAGTAGTATGATATGTCACTACCACTCATGCCAGATGCTTCAAGCATTTCGGCCCAGCTCCTCAGTGGCACCAGGGGCATAAATAACAAAATAACAAACTACCTAAGCCTCAGGCTCAGGATAGAAATGAAGGAAACCTTGCACCGACCAACGGAAAACTTGTTTACCTTCTAATTCAAAACGATCACGCAATTTAAAACCAATGTTAAATGGAATGAAAGGTAATGTGTGAAAGTTTTCAGCTGCTTTTGCAGCAAAATCTCGGACATCAGTGTAAAGAAGCGTCTTTGCACCAGGGATCTTCTCAATCATAGGTGAAAAATCTTCAGTTTCTATACATGATATCCAAGTATTTAAATAAGAATGACAAATATCAACTCCATCTTGACCACGAAAGAAGAAATTTGGATCATTTATTTGTTTCCCTGTTCTTAAAATATAATCTTCATCCTCATCTGTCAAGCCATCCCATTCCATATCACTCAATATCGAAAATATTTCTGATACGAAAATGGAAAGACATAAAGCAGTGAGATTACGATCATAAGGAAAACCCTCAGGCTTCCTTGCAATGACATCCATAATACGGACAACATATGGCATTGCATCCCCATTTATTCTTAAACCTGACTGTTCAAGAAGGTTTTGGTAAGGGGTTTGATATTGCAAAGCAACACATAATGATTCATAAATGGATGATTCTTTAGCTTTTGCCAAAGGGCCAGAATATTCCACATAAAAGAAGGTTGAATTATTCGTTCTACCACCACGACCTTGGCGTTGAACGACTAAAGATGGAGGCAAATTTCTCCATAACTGACCATCAAATGTACAATTTTTACTAACAATTATATCTGCAGAAGGTATTGTTAAACCAACATCAGCTGCAGAAGTACAAACATAGAAACTGGCAAGGGGATCAATTTCATGGCGTCGTGAAGATATCTCACATGATCTGCCAGGTAATTCTCTAACCATATATTCTAACTCATTAAAACTATCAACAAATATCACATGTTTCATCCAAGGGTTTGAAGCTCTGCAAAGCTCCAACACTCTTCTACGATATGCTGTGACAATGTCAATATTTTGAGGGCCCAGACTGACATCTACTTTAGTGCAAACATACTGTCGATTATCAGGCAGGGACATAATTGGTAAACCTAATTCAATCTCTGTTGCACTAGCAAAAACACATCTTTCATCAGATTCGATGAGCAAATCTCTACAAGTAGCAACCAAAGCCTCTTGAAGGTGAAACTCATCAACCATAAAGAAATTACCTTTTCCAAAAAGGTTACCATACCTATTCAAGAAAGAACCAGTACTAATATATATGACAGAAGCGGACTCATTCCATGTTCCTTCACCTGTTATATAACCATAAGTAGTGACAAATCTTGAGCTCATATACCGAGCAATCCCAACACAAAGTCCGACACGTGGCTCAACCACGTACAACTTAACATTAGCTGGCAGAGCAGACCTAATGGATTCAACCAAATCTGTGGATTTACCACTGCCAGTAGGTGCAGAAATGACAAGCTTTCGTGAGGCCATAATTGCAGCAGGAACATCAGCAAAAGATGATGGTATTCTACTGAAAAATAAAGCCAAGAAAGAAGCTGTCCAATCTTCAACAAAACCAGCCACATCAGGAATTCTAATTACGAGTAATGAGCTCACAAAAGGAATTTCCGGAACGTGGATCTGGCTTAAGGCCATTGTCAAGAAAAGATTGTAATATGATAATGCAAACTTTGGCCTTGACGTGGCAATAAAACCATTTAATAAGAAATTACCACTGATCAACTTTGAAAATAGACCAGTAATGAAAAATCCTATTGAATAAGATCTTTGGTTTGATAACAAACAATACAACCAATGCCTGACCAACAAAGAAGTGGTATTAGCATTGCATGTCGTACGATCACACTTATCTAGCCAATCATAACATGAAGAAGCAATTAATGATTCTATATGACCTGGAGTGACTGCTTTATTTGAACGGGCAATTAACTCCTTAGGCCAAGACAAAGCTGGGCTAGCAATTTTTAATAAATACTTGATAGGCCCAACATTACGTAATGCCGGGTTAACCAAGTCAGGTATTAATGAAATCGCATTCATCATTGATTCCCATGAAGAAATCTCACCATAAAGGATGAGTGCATCATCATATTCTTCAAAAGAAACATCATCATCAAGTTCAATAACATCCTTTTTAAGTTTAGATGTGTACCAAACTTCCAAAACTCGTTTATAACTAGGAGTGTACTTTCCAAGTTCCAAACGAACATTAGGATGAGCTTTAAAAATAGTTTCTAGACCAGAATGGCCAATCTTATAAATGTCTTCATTATGAGCACAAAGATATAGAAAAGATTGAAGCCTTTTTGCCTTATACCTTGCATCACGGGTTAATTGTGGTGCAATCATCTTACCTAAAAGAGACTCCCTATCATGGTATGTGACTTGATCAAGATGTCTATCACCAAGGATTTCTCTTAATAAAGGAATGTCACTAGAAGGAACAGCCTTACAATACTTCTTAAGGAAAGGGATCTGATTCAAAGGCAAACCCTTACCCTCTGAAGGAACTTCTTCTCTCATAGTGATGCCCCAAGTTGACATAAGATGGACAATTGAATTCCAATTCCATGCAGCAGGGGCAAATTCAGAAATTGAAAGTACATGATCATCACCATATACTGACAATTCATTATAATGTTTAAACTCCTTAGCAGATCTACCTGTCAATACTTTCCAGGCTACCAAATATAAAGATGTCATAACCAATGAATTATCTGGGCTAGTACTAGCATGCCCAGTCATTAAGCCAGACCCCTTTTTATACACATTTCCGGTTGTAGAGGAAACCAATTTAGCAGTTTCAACACGGTCATAAATGACGTCAATGATAGCTGCTATTTGGGCATAATCTTTATGAGCTGAAAAACCCTTTTTACGAACTTGTTTAATAAGCTTTATAACAGGGCCAACAATTGTGGAATCAAAAGCTGTACAATCACCTGCATAATGAAGCTTAAACCTAGAGTGAGCTGTCCACAAAGCATCAAAAGTCCATGCATTCATGGGCATTCCAAGCTTAATTGGAGTTCTCTTCCATTCAAATCTTTTATTTGGATCTGCAGATACCACCATTTGTGACAGATATTCAGGTAACATAGCTGCAACAGGTGTTCTGACTATATCATTCATCCATTTCTTTGGTTTTAACCACTCACGTTTAGTGAAGAACTGAGCATAAGTGTCAAAAACCAAACCAAATTTTGCCATGGTTTCAAAAGCACTAATAGCAAAATTTCTGCCACCAACTTGTTGAATCCATTCTTTTCTAGAAAGCTTTCGAAAACCACCTCTAGCATTCTTCCGATGTGAAGTTGCAAAAACTCCAACATTGAACTTTTTATTCCAGGCTTTGTAAATATAACTTACAGGTGTTATCCTACTGTTTTCATAAATGACAGAAATAACATCCCATATAGCATCCACAAGGTCATCATCATCAGGGAATTCTGATTGTGGATTATAAAAGTACCTAGAAATACTTGCCAATTGATTATCCACAGTCATATAGGAAAAAGTTGGCCTATATTCTTCAACTGTAGCAAATAATGACCTAAACTCTGTTTGAGCGTACATCTTTATTTGTGGTGCAGCAATACGCCAATTTGTTCCTTGAATCATCCATGAAAAATCAAATTTTCCATCAAGGAGGCCAAGAACAGGCTCCTCTTGACCAATTTCATCAGAAACAGGGTATCCAATATCTTGAAGCCATTCAAAATATTTATTAATATTACCATTAATCTCATTAGCCTCTTCAGTAGTAAACCCAGCTGAACCAGGGTCTCTGAACATTTGAGGAAGTCGAACCCCTTCAACAAAGCGAACAAAGGCCACAGTCATAGATCTCAGGACTTTGGCTCTTGAAACCCGAGTTGAACTATTCACCTTATGTCTTGCAACTAACAAGTCAGACGAACAAGCTAATTGAAGGATATGAAGAACAAGTAAAGATGTCACAAAGCGTCGACGACGTTGAGCCTGAATCATAGCCTTCCAATATTTACGTATAGAAGGCATGTTAAAACCTTGAAACTGAGATATATACACTGGGAGAAAAGTTATTATATCTTCAGTGGTAATACCAAAAATAATAATAGACAATGAAAGTATAACAGGCACAGGACTTGTAATGATCCTGAATGACCGTGATAATCCTTTCATAAAAATATAACATAAAGCATAAGCACTCAACAATGACATTCCTATCAATGTGTGTGTCCTGCTCTCAAAAATCCATAAAACCAATCTTCTAATCCTCCTTGCTGCAGGCAAGATGCGTGCTGGCAATCTTTCTTCATCAGTCACAATGCACACAACAGACGTTGCAAAACGGGCAAAGCTTTCTGAAAGAAACATGGTCATACCATATGCTAAAAATGCAATCACTGGAGAAGTTCCATAAAACACTGCAAAAACAACCATTAAAGCAACAGGTAAAGCTACCATGCTTAAAAATCCAACTAAAACCCCAAAAAGGATCATAGTAAAACTTAAAAAGTTATAACAAAGGTAAACGAACAAAATGTTTAGTAATTCAAGCAAAATAATCATTTTGAACAAAGACAACGCACTAACACTTCAAGTGTTTCGATCCAGCTCCTCAGAGTGCCCAGGGATAAACCAAACTCCTAAACCACGCGAACAACTCTGTTCACATGGTTGGAGAGACCAACTGTCCAAGCAGAGGCCATGAGATGAAGACGATCAACGTTTTCGGATAATCTTTTCGAAAGATCCACAATCAAATTAGGCTTTGAAATTTTAAATCCTGAGGATTTAAAATTCTCAAATTTTGCTTTTGCAAAGTGGTAAGGATATGTATACACATCCCGTCTAAATTTTAAGAAAAGAGGCACTTCAAGAAGTGTATCTAAAACAATGGCTGGCATTGCAAAGATTCTTTTCCATGTACCAATACTAGATTGGTCATATTTGGTTCGAAGCCACATTTTGAAAGTAGCCACATAAGAGATGAAAGTCTTAGGCTTAGGATCACTAGTTGGATCCACATAAAGAACTTCCATTTTTCCATCCCAAGTAGAATACAACCCTTCTAGAGTTATATATGAAGCCCCTTGGTCATAAGACAAAAATCTTAAATATTCCACATATGGAATAAGCCTCCACAAATAATAAGTGTCAAAAGGCCTTTCCCAAGATTTCATTTGCTCTGGATCCACCGGAACACCTGAGATAATCGAAAAAGGAAGGAACCAGCCCTTACCTTTTGGATCCTCTGTTGTCACAGAAACAAAAGAATAACCCGTGGGTTTGTAAAACTTTTGTTCTTTGGCACTAGGATCAACATGAGTTCTTGAAATAAGGAAACGCTGGACCTTAGTAAGTCCTGCGAGAGCCCATTCAGCCTCATAAAGATCCTTATGATTATAAGGACTGTCATCTATTTCAATACAATCAAAAACAGTATCCCAAAGAATATTGTAATGAATGATAAAACAAACAACAGTTGTCCCAGGTTCAAGTTCTTCTTCATCATGAATATCAGTGAACTCGATAGGATCACTGTCATAATCAAAAGCCTGAATGCAATCAGTCCTTATCCAGTCACCAACAAGATCTGCATCTTTAGGTTTTAGGGTGAGGACATATTTAGTGAAACCAACAATATAAAAATAGTCATCATTCTCTTTCAAGAAAAATGAACCATCAGGGGGAGGATCCTCCCACAATCTTGTATCTTCTCCTGGCAATAAATCACTGACAACTGGATAAACGTTATTCATTGTGATTTTGACAAATTTTAAAACTACCACCCAACCCGATGCCAGCATTTCGAAAATTTTCTCCTCAGGGGCTATAGGTAAAGAAAGTGAAAATAAATATGGTGTCAAACCAAAGTCTTTAGATCACAAGAACATTCTTGTGAACCAACTAACAACAGCATCAGCAAAGTCGTGGACCCGAGTAAGTCGGACAAAGCTGAAAGCTGCATAAGCTCCTATTGAAAATGTCACTGTATAAACAAAGACACTTAATTCAAAAGGAAGCCTAGTGATAGCAAAAATTGATGCATGCAATGCACCAATTAAAGTTAAACCAGAGAGGACAAGTTTAGTTAGTAAAGGAGAGTAAGAAGTAACCCTTCGAATTGTCCTAACAACTCTTGACTCTTTCAACTTTTCTGACAAATGCTTAGTGGTTAACAAAGTCCGATAAGCAATATTCTGCCATAAAGTAGGAACCCCTCTCGAATAACAGATAAAATCTGTATGACAATCTCCAGAAATAACTTCTCGAATGATGCTTGCAAAATCATTAAGGAGCATATATTGATGAGCATGATAACTCGTCGAAGGGCTGACAAGAAATTCATCCATCCTTGAAGTGACAGTTGAAACAATCTCTCCAGATTCAGGGAAAATTCCAAAAGTCCAATAAACCAGAAAGGCAGCAGAATATCGAGGCATCCTCAATAAATCTGCTTTACCAATCATAACATCTGGTAAACGTAATAAGAAATAAACTTTCAATCCTGTAGTGGTGTTGTGTCCACCAACTAGAGCATAAGAAAATTCACATTCTAAATTCAGGTCCACCACGCCAATGTTACCAGGCAACTTATCTTCCCTTGAAAAAGGAGTTAATTTGTATCCCCAAAGGCCATTAGGCCTCAATAGTTCTTGGAGATCAAAGTCTTCAAGAATCCTATACGTATCTCTCTGCTCAGAAGGTAAATTTAAATGAGCCAAGAAACGCCTAGAAACCCATGAACCAAGAACCCTAGGACCATCTGGCATTTCAAGGTCCATGTGTCCTGGACATTCATATCTACCTGAAATGGGATTAAACCTATAAACTTCTTCTCCCGAAGGACAAGGATTTTTATGAGGGGTGTCTATTTCCAAAATATAATTTGAAATGATCATTTTGTAAATTTAAAAGAAAGAAACACCCTATGACCAGCATTTCGCTAAGCTCCTCAGGGGTGCAGAGAAATAAAACGTTCACCCTGTGAACCCTTAAAGTTAATAAAGCCAAAAAGCACTTAATTATTAACGCTATCTCTACA